GCGGCAGCACTTGCCAGTCGTGCCGTCGTACAGGGCCGTTGTCCACGTCGTGGACAGATCGGATGGGACGCCGCCTGGGCCGTTGTCGGTTTCGAGTGCCATGGTCAGGTAAGAGCAGGCGCAGCCTGAACCGCTGCGCCTGCAGCACGCCAGACCCCTCGGGCGTGCCGTCCCTTCTTGTCGCTACAGCCGACGCAGGTTCAGTGCGCCGGCTGTCGTGGATCACTTCGGCAGCTTCTTGCGAACAGCAGCCGACTGCTCGGCGTTGATCTCGCTGAACGTCTGCGGCGTCTTCTCGGCCGGCTTGGGCGAGGGAGCGGCATCAAGCGGCTCCATCCACGAAGCTAGCTGCGTGCCATCAGGGACATCGAACACGACACCCTCACGAACGCGCGAGGCGTTGTAGATGCCCATCGTCTTGGCTCGTACCTTCATGTCAGACCACCGCGTCGATGCGGTCAGGCATCAGATCGGCAGAAGAATACGGAGGCACCGTCGTGATGTACGCGTTGTACGCACCACTCTCAAACGCATCCAGGGCAAGCCCGTCAACAGCAAACGTCACCTGCAAGTATCGAAGGTACGTTGCTTTGTGAGACAGAGGAATGACGTATGTCCAACCAGCCACCAAGGATCCGGCAACTGGGCACGAACTGAAGAGACCTGGAGTTCCTCCAAAAGTGTGCGTGATGTCAAGGCTTCCTGCGGACCAGTGAACAATCTGAGTCCCGCCAGCAGGAGTCGTGCTTGACGTCAGTTCAATGGCGACGCGGCCGGTTGGGCCAGATGCGGTCGACACATTCTGCGTGATGCAGATCACGAGGTAGCACCCAGACACAGCCATGCCGCGAAGCGAAGGCTCTGCGCCAAGGTCAATAGAATCAGACGTCACAGCTGGACCGCCAAGAGCTTGGTTAGTTGCAAGCTGCGTTCGCTTATCGACGAATGCCATGGGTGCTACCTCGTGTTGTTGTTATCAGGCCCCGGTGCCGACAGTCACGGCGTCAGCGTAGGCACGCCACGTCGCGTAGTCCTTCGTGATGAACGCGGTGATCGCGCCAGCAGCCAGATAGTTGGTGGCCGTCAACTGCTGGATGCCGAGGTAACGCTCGTAGCCAGACGTCGCGTTGCTTCCGATGGGAAGCTGCTGCGCGAAGATTACCGTGCCAGCCGTGAGGCTCGTGGCACCTGGGGTCGTTGCCGTAGCAAACGACTGCGACGTGATGTGCTGCGTCGGCGTCGCATCGCCTGCGGGCGGGTTCGCCGCGTCCGAGACCAGCTTGAACACGACAGTGCCAGCACCAGCGTTGCTGGTGATTGCCGTGGTGACGAAGGCGATGCAGTACAACGGCTCGCCGACGCCAAGGTCGCGAGCAATCGACGAATCGACGACGTCGCCGATGTTGTAGGTGAACCCAACGCCGGTCCCGGTGTTCACCGTGGTGGCGTTGCAGAACTGAAGTCGAGAGTCGATGATCATGTTGGTTCTCCTAGGCTCAGAGGCCGGTCTCGGTGTTGGTGATCGCGTCGCAACGCTTGATCGGGATGCCATCGAGAGCCATGACGCTCTTGCCGGCGACCATGTCCATCGTCAGCGTGCTGCTGGCGACCTTCTCGGCGATCTGCTGACGCAGGAAGCTCTTCACCGTGCGGTTGACGTAGAACACACAGCGACCAAGCGACGTGCTCGGCAGGGCCTCGATCATGCGGCCCATCAGGCGCGGCAGGTAAGTATCGCGAGTGCTGCTGGCAACGCCGCTGCCGGTGTAGGTCAGACCAGTGCCAGGGGAACCTGCCGTGAACATCTCGATGTTGGAGCCGCGCACGACGTAACGCCAGTCGCGTACCGAGAGACCGCAGTCCCAGCGGTAGTGCGTGCGGTAGGCTTCCATGCGACCGCCGGCACCGTCGACGTTCTCGATGGTCACCTGACCCTTGTTGTTCATCTGCAGGCCGGCCTTGCTGCCCTTCGGGTAGATGCCGTGGACAGTGTTCGGACCCCAGCAGACAAGCCAGATCGACGTGCAGTCCGTCTGGCCCGCCAAGCCACCGCCCGTGATGACGTTGTCCTTGTTCTCAGCGGTCAACGAGTTGAAGCGCGGCAGAAAGCCCGTGAACGCCTCCGGCTCCGTGCCTTCGTTGCCGTAGAACAGCGTCGAGGCGAACTCCTGGTTCATGCCCTCGATGTGCGCGCGATCCTCACTGAGGCGGAACGCGGCCGAGTTGCCGTTGAGGTCGGCCAGAGCCTTGTCGACTTCGGCATACGCCTCCAGCATGCCGCACGAGTCGGTCACCTGCGCGGTGGTCGACTTCGTCGGCTGCACGCCGCCGTACAGCTTGCGCCACGTCGGCGTCGGCAGGCCCGTGCGCACCGTCGTCCGGTGGCCGGTCGGCAGGTTGCCCTCGACCCAGACCATGTCCTCAAGGATCGAGTTGGTCTGAGTCAGGAGTTCAGCGATCTGGTCGATCTTGCCGTCAGGATCGAGTCGCTTGGTGAGGTCGAGAAGGGTCGGGTGAATCGCAGAAAGCGTAGCCATGGGTTCAACTCATTTCGGGGAACATGATCCGTGCAGGGTCACGCGGCGCAGAGGGCGCAGCACCCGTCACGAATCGGTCTTCACTGATCGCCTTGCCAGCCTTGAGGAAGAACCGGATGACCTCCGGGTGATTCCCAAGACCAGACTCATTCAGCAGCGTGCGTAGCTCGGGCGATCCAAACGCGTCGAGTGCCTTCTTGGCGACAGTCAGGTTCTGGTTCAGCTTCTCGCCGCCAAACTCCTTGTCTGCCTTGCTTGCCTCAAGCCACTCGGTGCGCATCTGTTCAAGCTGCTGGGCCTGCCGCTCCTGCATCGCAGGAGCGACCTTCGCCAACAGCTTTTGTGCGGCCTCCGGCTGGAGCTTCAGTTCCTTCGCAGCTTCCCCGTAGGTCTTGAGAACCTCGGCGTCGAACTCCACGCCCTCAGGGGCCGTGAACGTGTACGACTGTTCCGCCTGGGCCTGAGCCGGGGCGGCGTCACTGCTGGGAGCCTGAGGCGACTTCGCCTGCCCCTCTCCAGATTGCTGCTGCTGCGACTCCTGCGGCGTCGACGTTGACGTCACAAGGGTCTGAGCATCGGCGGTTCCTTCAGTTGGTGTTGCGGACGCCTTCTGCGGTTCGGTCATTGTGTTCCTTCACCATGGTGGTGTAGTGCTCAGGGCAGTGCGTGTGGATCATCGCCAGCATGCGGTTGCCGAAGTTCCGTGTGCCTTCCGCGAATGCCATCTGCATCGCGTTGGTGTTGAACGACAGCCGGAACACGCCGCTCTGATCCAGAAGCCGCCACAGGATGCGACGGCCCCGCTTGCTGCCCATCAGCCACTTGATGTCCGCCTCTTCCGATTCGGCTGCGAGCTTCTCGCGAAGGAGCCTGTCGGCTCTCGCGCGCTCTTGGCCGGCGGTGTCGTGCGGGTCGTAGTGGCTCACGAAAGGAAGCTAGGGTTGCTCGGCCCGCTACGGGCACGGGCGACTAGCCAAGCTCCAACGGCGTCGGACTGCCGTACCCGCTGAACATGCCCATCACGTCCTGCGGCTGCATCGGCAGCGTCGCCGCCGCCTTGCCCAGGTTGGCGACCGACTGCGACTGCGTCTGCGCCATCGCGGCCTGCTCCTTGGCAGCCATCGCGGCGTTGCGCGCCTCGCGGACGCGGGCGACCTGCTCGCTCGGGACGATGATGCTCGGGTCCAGGCCCAGCATCTGCGAGTAGGCGTCGGCCCACTGGTCGGCGTCGAACTTGTCCAGCACGTCGGGCTTCATCTGGGCGACCGCGCCCAGGCTGACCGTGAAGCGGTCGATGCTGTTCGTGCCGATGGCCTGCTGCGCCTGCGCCAGCATCGAGACGAACTCGATGTTCAAGTCCATGCCCGAAAGCTCGGCCGGGATCGGCGGGATCTGCCCAGCCGCCAGCATGTGGTCGAACGTCGACTCGATCAGCGGGTCGAGCAGTTCGTTGTGCAGGCGATCCAGCACCGGGCCGAGCATCAGCAGCTTCTCCTCGTGCCGCTGCGCGACCTCCGTCGCCGTCATGCGCGTGTCGGTCGCGTTCGCCAGCATCAGGAACAGGTCGGCGTAGAAGTTCGATTGGATGCGCTGCCGGACGTCCTGGATGTCGTTGAGCAGGTACTGCAGGTTCAGCCCGACTTCCCACGCCGGCCGGATGCCAGCCTGCGGACTCGCAGCGTCGACGAACGTGACGCCGCCGGGCAGCGTCTCGATCTCGCGCGACTTCATCGACGTCGGGGCCTGCAGCGGCGGCTTCGTCTGGTAGTCGATGGCTTGCGCCTTGCGAAGCTGCTCGTGCTGCAACTGCTTGATGTCGCCGAGCGACTCCATGCCAGGGCCGTTGCCGTACACGTCGCCGCCGACCGTCGCCCAACGCGGAGCCAGCACCGGGAACCGCTCGTAGCCGCCCTCGCTCAGGTACTGGTCGGGGTTGCTGCCCGACTCAAAGTAGCACGAGCGGAAGGGCATGTTGAACTTGTCCTTCTTCTTCCAGTCGCGGTCCTCTCGCGGCTCGATGGCGTGCACGACCGTCACCCACGCGTCGAGCGCGCCGGAGTCGTACATGTTGCGCGTCGACATCGTGCAGTTCTCGTAGCCGAACTCCTTCACCAACTGCGCCACGGTCATCTCAAACTCGCGGAACATCGTGTCGACGACGCCCTGGTAGTTCGTCGCCAGCGCGAACTCGCCGATGGTGATCGGATAGCTGTGGATGACCTTCTCCTGGTGCGGCAGCAGCAGCGTGCAGGACGTGCCGAACGCGCCCAGTTCCTCGTAGGCCATGTGCAACGCGCGGTAGGTGTTCGACCGCTGGAACACCGTCTGCATGCGACGCGTCACGTCGAACAGCCAACGCTCGACCGGGTCGTACTTGTTCAACTCGGGGTCGGCCGTCGCCAGCTTGAACCACGGCCGTGCCGGCGACGTCGCGCCAGCCATCATGCCCGCGCCAAGCACGCGCAGCGCACGCGTCCCCGTGCTGTCGTAGATGTTGTTGTGCCGGCGGTCGCCACGGTTGCGGTCGGTCACGAAGTACCGGCCGTTGCGCGGCAGCAGGTAGTCGGTGATCTCCTGCCAGTGGGACATCCAGCTAGAGCGTTCGCTCTGCAGCGCGCCCCACCGAGCCTGCAAGCTCGCACGACGTTGGTTCAGCGTTGGCATGTCACTCTCCCAGCATGGACGACGTGCCGCGCGGGCCGGTCAGCATCGTCGGGTTGCCGCCGGTCTCCTGCGCAGCCAGCAGCGTCGACACGTCGGCCTTCTTGGATCGCGCCCGGTTCGTCTCCAGCATCGACCGTCGCTCCTGCGACAGAGCGCGCTGCTCGGCGGTCTTCTGCGCCTGCTGCTGCCGGCGCACGGCCTGCCGCTGCATCTTCGCGCCGCGCTCGCCCGCGTAGACGGCGTAGCCAGTGCCTGCAAGGGCCGACCCAGCCATGATCCACGCCGCCGTTCCGCTGATCGCCATCAGAGCTTCCTGCTGTAGATGATGTCCTGCACCGCGTAGCCGCTCATGCGCTTGAGCAGGTCGTCGAGGCGCGAGTGTTCCTTGGCGTGCCACAGCATCAGCTTGGCACCACGATGCTTCGCCTCGGCCTCGGTCGCGCGCATCAGCTTGATGCCAACGCTCGTCTTCCGGTGCTCAGGCGCGACGAACAGCACGTCGTTCTGCGCGTAGGTCATCGACGCGTAGTGCAGGTGCTGCGTCACGAACGAGACGCTGTAGCCGATCATCGCGTCGTCGGTCCACGCGCCAACGCTGAACAACTGGTTGGTCTCCTGCATGCGCTGGTAGACGTCCCAGCGCGGGCGCAGGACCATCACGTCCTTGTTCAACGCGACCTCTTCCCAGTGGCGTTGGAGCAACTCGCCGCCATCGCGCTCGATGGTCTCGACGGTCGTCGGGCCGATCAGGATCGTGGAGGTCACTGGAGCGTCGTAGGTTGTGGGCGGCGCAGTACGGGCACTACATGACCCGGTAGGGGTCGTAGTCCTTCGACGACGGGCTGCGCGTCGGGATGCCCATGGCGTGCAAAACGTGCCGCTTCGGCGTGTCGATGGCGGCGAGGATCACGGCCGACGCCGAGTCGGGGCTGCGGCCGATGCGGTCGTAGATCTCCTCGCGGCTGGCGACCTGGATCGTCTGGCCCTTGAGCTTCCACGTCGGCGCGCACAGGTCGGCCAGCAGCATGGAGTCGGGCGGCAGGGCGATGCCGTTGTTCGCCTTGGGGTCGAGCATCTCGCGCATGCGCCACCACAGTTCGCTGCGCAGGTTGGCGAAGCGCAGCCGGCCACTGGCGTCGAGCGACACCGCCGCCTCGGCGACGTTGACGCCGATGACCTGCACCCCGGCGTCGCGCAGGATGTCGAACGGCGACGCGCCGACGCCGATCACGTCGACGTGGACGACGGCACGGTCGCGCTGCAGGGCGACGACCTGCCCAGCCACGGCTGCGCCGTCCGGCGTCTGCGACCCAGGCAGGCGGACCAGCGTGTCGAACCACAGGCCGTGCCGGCGGGCGATCACCGTCGAGTCGCGACCGCCACGGGCAACGTCGACGCCCACCGAGTCCATCGGCGGCAGCGTGCCAGGACGCAGCCATCGGGCCATCGCCGCCTCGACCCAGGCCGTGGGGATCACCTGCCAGGGGTCGTCCTCGATGCCGGCGGCGAAGTCGCCGTACCTCATCTGCGACCGCAGCGGCTCGGGCAGCGCGTCGAGCGTCGCGGTGTAGCCGGTCGCCATCAGGTACGGGTTGTCGGTCACCCTCGACGGCACGAACGTCCTCGACTGCGGCGTGATGCGCTGGCCGTTGTGCTCGACCTGCGCCGGCCCGTCGACCTCGACGTCCTTGCCGTCGATCACGGCGTACCATCGGACTTCTCCCGCCTTGGCAG